GTGGGTACCAGTACATCTGCATGAGTTTAAAGTTTTAATGTGTTAAAATTTTCGAAAAATTAACAAATAAGCTATAAGCATCAATTAAATGCAAAAGCTCCTATTTTTCAGCGATGGAAACGGGGGCTTTTTTTTGGACGGTAAAAATTGGCAGAGAATAAAACATTAGCGTTTAAATGCGATCAGTGCGCGGAAAAATTCCGCACGGACGATTATGTGCGCATTGACCTGCCTTCCCGTGACTTCCATCCTTATGATTACCTGGCTATTTGCCCAAACTGCAAACATGAAGGGGTTGTGGTTGAACAATGGCAGATCAACCTGTTTAAAGCCTGGTCTAATGCGACCGGCCCAAAAAATACGGATCTATCCCGCTTTAATGCCATCACCCACGGGCTGACGGCGGAAGTCGCGCAGGCCCATCCAGCCCGGCCAGGTGGATATGATGCGTGTGAGGGTTGTGAGTGGTTAAATAATGGCTGTGGCGATAATGGGAATAAATATTGCCTGAAGCGTACTGAAATATTCATGCGGCACCAGCTTGCAGCGGATAGCGGCGATATCACCTCACTAAAAAAGCTTTTTGCGAACTCACAGGCCAGTTATCAGATTATTTTAGACAATATCATTATGGCAATTGCGCGGCGTGGGGTTGAGGTGCATGAGCCTATCACGATGAAAAATAAAAACGGGCAGCTTGAAATCGCTAAAATAATCGATGGTGAATCCGGAAAATTAGTCACATTGACCACGATAAAAGCACATCCACTGATTAAACCGTTAATAGAAATGATGTCTAAAAATGGCATGTCATTATCGGATATGATGCTGACCCAAAAGCAACAGGGGGAAGATGCAAACCTTAAAGGGTTCCTGGAAGATGAGCAGGAAAACCGCGAAGAAACCCGAAAACGCGCTGAATTGTTTGCAGAAAGGCAGGGTAAACTGCTGGAGCTGGTGAAAAACGGTAAAAATCCGCTGGATAATATCAAGCACCTCCAGGTAGGCGAATAGATGGCCATCACGGCAACCCAGCACATCAAGCTGCACAATGTTGCTGAAAAGGAAATCATGAAATATGCGGGGGACCATGTTAAATGGCACCAGCACATCCATAATGTTTCGATCGACCCGTTGCAGGCGCTTAAATGTGAAGAAATGGACCTATACAAAAACACGGTTGATTTTTCTTCACGGCGTACGCGTAAGACATCCATCAAAGAGCTGTACCAGCTTAAGTGGAATGCAACCCACCCATATCAAGAGCTAGGAATTACCGCGCCGCGCTTAAAGCAGGCGCAAACGAACCTCAAATACCATACCGATGCGATTAACCGTAGCGAGATTTTAAAATCCTACATCCTGCGCGAACGGGGCAGGCGGCAACTGGCTGATACCTATTACAAATTTGCGAATCACTCCGGCGCGAGTGCCTACGGCATCATGTCGCAGGTGGATGGTGATGATATTACCGCCGCGAGCCTTGAAGAAGTGGACGATATGCCCGCCAAGCGCCTCGGCAACTTCCTGCTGATGATGGCAGCCACCGAACGGATGGGCGCCAGTCTCAGTGCAGATAATGACCCACAGATAAGAATAACCGGCGTATACAAAGGCGCAGATACATTATCTGAGATGATCACAGCTAAAGACGAAACTGGAAAGGCCCTATATCACGTATTAGGCGCATACCGTGGCCCCCGCGCGATTGATGAAATAAAGTCATTTATTGATAGTGGCTTGCTGGACCCGTCGCTGGTTGATTTGAATAGCTATGAATATCCGGTACCGATTGGCAACGCGCCGATGGGTATAGAATTGGGTTTATTGAACCAGGAATTCATTGAGTCCATGCAGAACACCCTTTCGCCAGATGAATTTGCGCGTCAATTGTTGTGCATCAATTCATCCAGCCGGAATCTTATCTGGGATTCATGGCGGCAGAAGGCGGTACAGCTCGGGGTTAAGGTTGGGCTGGAAGTTTGCCCGCCGATGCCAGGTGGAAAGTACAAAAAGCGTGGTCTGTTATCCTTTGGTTATGACCACACCGGGCACGGTGAAAGTCCTGAAGCGTCAAAATCATCGTTAGTGGTTGCGGAAGAAATGGGCGGGTTTTTTGTACCGCTCTGGGTGAAAACATGGCCAGCGGGTACCGATGACAATATTATCCGCAAGGATTTAATTTCATTCTGGCGTTATTATATGCCGGACTATGCGGTGGGTGATGCCTACGGCGTGGGAATGCTGACCAGCCTGAATGATGATCTGTATGACCAGGGATTAACTACGGTAAACCGCCGCACCTTGAACAGCGGGCAAAGTTCGGCATCACACTGGCCGCAGTGGCCGTTTGCGCCTTTGCAATTTGAAGGCATGACCAAACACGCGATGGCTCAGGGTTTGAGAACCTTATATAGCAAAGGGCGGGTGGCACATCCCTACATTGGGAATATTGACCTGACCGATAAAGACCGGAAAAGCGACCCGGACACGGACGGGCTGATTATTTATAACCAGCAGCTTACGAATATCAAAATAATGAACACGAGCAAGGCTTATAGTTCATACAAGATGGTTAAAACCTCGATTGGGGATGACTGCTTTGATGCGGCGATGGCTGCATCCTGGGCGCTGATTGCCAGGGGTGGGGGTTCGGTTAAAACGGTTATTACTTCCAGTTCGAAAACCCGTGAACAGTTATTAACCGCAAACAATAGCCTGGGATTATTGGGAATATCTTAAATGTTTATTAAATATATCACCCTACTTATAGGAGTTTTTTTTGAATATAAAACCAAGAATTTATTTGTTTGAACATAAACAATGGAAATGCAGCAGTTACCAATTTGCAGACGAAGAAAACAGAGAATTTGGTTATGACTGCGCAGGTGATAAGCGAGTGCCTTTTTATTGTAAAAAATGTTTGAAATATAAACCTGCAAAAAGATAACAGGGCCAAAGAAATGAGCGAAATCAACAGAACAAACATTGATACATCAGGCGGTAAACCTGTGATATTAACGCCGCGAACCAGCGAGCGAGGTTACAGGGCGACGGATGAATCACGGCTTCGGGCGATGTACATGCGCATGTATGCTGACCCGTCCTTTGTGGCGATGGTGCGTGATATCCGCATTATGGACCGGCGTGATCCTCGGGTTAAAAACATCCACAAGAAATCAGCGGAGGCGATGACCAAAACGGGTTTATTGCTGGAAAATACCAGTGATTTAAAGTGGCTGAGAAAAGAATGGAAAGAATTCGAGAAGCGCCTGGGGCTGGCTAACCGGAATAAACTGATATCGGATGCGAAAGGTGCATTGATGGAGGGGAATCTGGCGCTGCAGTGGGTGCTGGATGATACAGGGCAGAATGTGGTGCGCGCGATCAGGATGCCGACCGAAACACTGCGCCCGGATGTGAATGATAATGGACAGTTCCGCGATCCATCCAACGCATGGGAGCAATGGGACCAGTTAACCGGACGCGCGGTGGCTAAATTTGCGCTGTGGCAGATGACGGTGGGCAGGATTGACCCGGACAACTTTGATGATATGGGTTCGATGGGCAGGCCCCTGCTGGATGCGACACGCGAAGGCTGGAAAAAACTGGTAATGACCGAAGAGGATCTGGTGATCCGCAGGCGTGAACGCGCACCGATGCGCACCGCGCATACGCTGGAAGGAGCGTCACCTGCCGAGCTGGAAACATACAGGGCGCAGGTAGAAGGCGACCAGCAATCCATCACCACAAACTATTATTTGAATAAGGCCGGAGGGGTTGCTGCGGTGCAGGGTGATGCGAATCTTGACCAGATACTTGATGTGGTGCATTTACTGGATACCTTCTTTTCCGGTGCGCCGGGGCCTAAAGCATTGTTTGGATATCCCGGCGATACGAACCGAGATGTACTGGAAGACCTGAAAAAGGACTGGTTTGATGTGCTGGATACCCTGCAGGACGTTATTTCATGGGTGTATGAGCAGGGATTCCGCCTGCAATTATTGTTAAAAGGGCGCAATCCTGATTTTTATGATTTTAAAGTAAAATTCTCTGAACGCCTCACTACTACACCAAACCAGAAAATGGATATGGCATTGAAAGCGGGGGCGCTGGGTGCGAGCAAGGTCACGGTATTTGAAACTGCCGGACTGGATGCAGAACTGGAACGGACACGGCTGGACAAGCAGCAGGAAACAGACCCCTTTAATCCTTACCCGTCAAAGAATGAGATTTTACCGAAAAAGCGGGTGAAAATAACCGAAGATAATGCGAGCAAAGGCGAGAGCGCCACCGATATCGCAACCGCGTAATATGCCCGGTACCGCTTTCCTTTTTGGATACGTGCCGGCTCTCTATTTTGCTATACTGTGCTTTTATCAGGGAGTGTTCTCAAATACCATATTTCCCAAGCGGGAAAATTGGTAAAACACACCCCCCGGCTTTTAAGGGTTTTTACTATGGGTCATATCAAAGCGAAATTAGTCCCGGCTTACGAGCCTGAATCATCGGTGACGATGCGCATTACCCCTAAAGAGATAGGTACCCTGATTGCGGCGGTGCCTGATGCCGGACTTTCGTATGTGTTTGACCAGTTGGTTGATGAATCCATCTTTACTACACAGGAACGGCGCGCGTGGTTGATCCAGATCATGCAGGGCACGGCGGCCAAACTGGAAGATCATAATAAATGAGCATCACCAGCCAAAGAGCTGCCGCGATTCGAAGGGCCGAAGCGGCGGCGCAGAAAGCCACCACCGCGCTGGATGCAGGTGCTTTACGCGAGCTTGAAACGATTTACAAAGAAGCCTCGCTGGCTATCCGTGAACAAATACTGAATGCTGCCAGTCCTGATGGGACGCTGGTGGTTGAGGTTCTGAGGCCGTTACTGTCACAGATCGAACAATTAATGGCACAGGTAGGGGCGCAGCGTGATGCGCTACTGGGTACATCGATGCAGGAGGCGGCGACGCTGGGGGCGAATATCATGCGCGCCGAATCGGCGGTGGTTTCCATCAGTATGGTGAATGCGGCACAGGATGCGCTGGAGTTTGTGGTTAATTTTACCGCCGAAGATGGCTTGCAGTTATCGGATAGGCTGTGGCGTTTAAACCAGGGCGCAACTAAAACCATTGGCGATGTGATCAAGCAGGGAATCATCCAGGGAATGGATGCAACCCAGGCGACCGATGCGATTTTATCCGCGAATGCGGCAGAGATTGCGAAAAATGCGGGGAATGCGCTGATTATTGGCGAAGGTTCGCCGCGATCACAGGCGATGCGGCTGGTGCGTACCGAGATTAACCGCGCGCATGGTGAAGCCTTTAAAAATGCGGCTTTTGAACATCCTGATGTGATTGGTACTAAATTTAACCTGTCACCCAGCCACCCGCGCAAAGATATCTGTGACATGCACTCAAAAGTGAACCGTTATGGCCTGGGTAACGGGGTTTACCCGAAAGGACGCAGCCCATGGCCCGCACACCCGAATACACTGAGCTATGAAAGCGTGGTGTTCAAGGATGAAGTGACCGACGCAGACCGCGCAGGCAAGGAAGACCGGATCGCCTGGTTAAAAAAACAATCGACGGATACACAGGTTTCGGTATTGGGTAAAGGCAAAGCCGGTTATTTGCAGTCGGGTGATTTATCTGAAAGGATGATTCGCAGTAAGCTGTCGAATGTGATTAAACGGGTGGAAAAAGCAAAGGTTTGAGAACACTCCCGAATAAAAACACACCCCCCGCCTTTTAGGCACTTTTTACTGTGCTTTTATCAGGGAGTGTTCTTGACTAAATAACCTGATAAAATACCCACTAGAATAAAACGGGGCTTTTATGGCAGATCACTCAGAACAAAGGGACGAAATACATTGCACGGTTTGCCGTTTTAAAATATTCGATGGGCTGGTGATCCGGTCTAATGTGGTGAGGGTGACAAAAGACAGCTCGGAGGCTAAGTGCAAACAGTGCAAAAACTGGGTTAAATTGCCGTTAGTTTACAAAAGTACTGAAAGCGCCTAAAATGCAGGGGCATACAGGCAGACTGTAAGTATATTCAAATACAAAAAGTCGCAAGTGGATTACTCCGCTTGCGGCTTTTTTTATGGGCGAAAAAAATGAAATGACTAAAAAACCAACACGGTTCCAGTTAAAAGATAAAGACCATAACCAGCAACGGCGCTTCCTTGCTGGCACCTCAGTGTCTCTGGGTGAAAACACGAAATCAACGTGGGTAACTTTATTACGTCAGGGTTCTTTTTATCATCCTCAGCACGGCAATTTTGATGTCACCAAGGAATTACTCGAAGGATTTATCCGCAATTTTGAGGCCCGCACTTACGGCCAGGATATCTTCATTGATGTAGCGCACGAACCGCAAAAGGGCGCGGCGGGTGAAATCAAAAAGCTTTCGGTTGAAGGTGGGCGCTTACGCGCATTTGTTGAATGGACCCAATACGGAATCAAGGCGATTAAAGAAAAAGGCTTTAAATATTTAAGCGCCGATTACTGGGATAACTACACGGACAATGAGCAACGTTTGGAGCATGGGCCATTACTGGCTGGCGCTGGACTGGTGACACGTCCGCACATTAAACGCATGGATCCGGTCACGCTGTCTGAATACGATGATTCAATCGTGATCATAGATCCTAAATTTGCTAAAAAACTAATTGAAGAGGCACAGAAAACCATGAAAAAACATTTACTAGCATTAACGGCATCACTTGCTACGATGAAGCTGAATGAAGCGACACAAAAGCAACTGGGTGAGCAGTTCGAAGTACAGGCAAAGAACCTGGGCGATGACGAGAAGGCGCTTAAATCACTACAACAATCGTTTGAGACATTGGGTTCAAGCATTGTAAAACAACTTGCAGAGGCAGGAAAACCAGCCGATGCACCGGCGAATATCACGATTCAACTGGCAGAAGCCGCGACAAACGGCAAGTCACTGGCTGAACAGATCCAGCAGGCGATTGATGCACGTGATGCAGCTACCGCGAAAAAACTGGCGGAAGACAATAGCAGCCTTTCTGCGAAAAAGAAGATTTTCAGTGATGCGCTGGATGCGGCTACAGGTTTGAGTGACAGCACTAAAAAATCATTGACTGAATCAGTTGATGGTTTGATTACGCTGAATATCACGGATGAGCAGGTGACAAAACTGGCAGAAAGCCAGATTACACTCGGCAACCAGATGGAAGCGAACAAGAAGCTTTCTGAAATGGGCTACCAGTTCAATGGTACGCCGCATGTTGTAGTGGGTGGCGACCAGTCTTCCATGCGTTTGCAGGAAACCATGAACAACCATTTAAAAGGCACGTCTGCTTATGCTAACAAGCGTTTGAAATTGCTTGAAGATAAAGAGATTAATGGCTTTGTTAAAGTGGTATTGAGCGAGTTCGACCGTATCCACGGCGCGCGCATGATGCAGGAAAACAAGGTTCTCGCTGGCGAAGAAACGATGATTGCGGATACCAGCCTGCCGGTTGGGGTTCAAAGAACCGTAATTATGGAGGCTTTATCTGATTTGCGCGTACTGGAGCTGGTTCAGACATTGACCGACCCAAGCGCCCAGGCCACGACACAGATTCCTTACGAGGTACGCGATACATCCGGCGTACTAAATGGCGGTGTTGTATTTGAAGGACAGGGAATCCGCGCGGCATCGGTTCAGCAGAAAATGGACCTTGCGTATATCTTGCCAAAGAAACTGGCGATGAAGTTATCCAATGAGGTGATCCACTTTACCCGCGCTTCAGCGATTAACTGGGATGCAATGGCACGAAATATCCAGTCCAATGCACGGGTGATGCGCGAATTGCTGATGGCATTGATTGCGAATGAAATACAGCGTACTTCTGACGCATGGAATGCGGTTGCGGTAACGGCTGAGGATGTGGCAACACGCCTCGACGGATCAGAAAGCATGATCAAGACGGTTAATTTCCCGGTGGTTAGACCCCATCAGGATTACACGCTTGACGGCACCACCATCGGATCAGTCAAGAACGGCATTACCCTGGTGCTGGATGCGACAACCATCACGGCATACGACGGATCAGGCACGCAGGCATCCGGCACTTATTATGTGTTGACTAGCCTGAACCTCGGGTATATCTCGCTGGTTAGTGAGTTGGGTGTTGCGGTTACTCCATCAGTTACCACGGGAACGATTGCTTATAGCTATGCAACCAACGTTGTTAAATGGGATATTGACCTACCCGCCAGCACTACGCTTGAAACACACCTTAACAAGTTGTTACAGGCAGTCGGTGCGCGTAAAGCAGTAATGAACCAGGACCGTTATATCAGCCCTGAGTTTTTGCTGATGTCTCCTACCCTGAACGACACCATCACCAATGCTTCTCAGTTTGAGCGCGATAGCCAGAAAAGTGGCACATCACAAACCGCTAGCGGTGACCTGGCCACAATCAAAGCCTTGCCATCATTTGGCACCAATGCGCCGGGGATAGACCTGGGTGATGAACGTATCCACATGGGACAGCGCGGCACTACCTCTTATGTGATTGCAAAGCCTTACATGATGGGTCAGCCTTTTGAGGCAGTGGATTCAAACGGACGCGCAACGGGCGAGAAGATGGCCTACGGCGAAGAGTACAGCGCGATCCATACACCGCTGTCTATCCGTAACCGTGGCACCGGCATCATCGTTTATTCTGCAGACGCAAGAACAGCGGCTTAAAACCGCTGTTGTTATAGGCAGCTGCCGGGAAAACCCTGGTGGTTGCTTAATCACTCATTAGAGAAGGAATAAAGACCATGAAAAAACCATTTCAAAACAACAGTGATAAGCCGCTTTACAAAGGCGCTACGCTGATTATGCCAGGTCAATGCCGCGATGTTGACGAACAATATCTGGATCAACCAAAAGCTACTGAAGACGTGGCTGCGCCAGTTACCCTGGTAAAAGAAATCCACGGCCTGAGTATCGGCAAAGCCAAGGCACGTTTTGATGAACTCGAAACACCACAGTTGATTGACCTTAAATCGCTGGAAGAATCGGGCGATGAGCCACGCAAAGGCATGCTTGATGCTATCACTGAGGAATTGCTGGAACGCGAAGCGGCGGCGGATGATGCGCTGGTTAATCCAGACCTTGATGATACCGGTTTAGATACTGAGTAAAGCGTGAAACTTAACCATTTCATAGAATCAGAATTCCGGGGCTGGTACGAACGTATGAGCCCCGAATTATTAGTGCGCTCTGATGTATTCCGCGAACTATTGGGTTATCCGGTTATAGCATCACCCGCAGAAGGTGCAATAGGGCGGCATGCCAGGGAAAGTACCTCGGGACACAATATTGACCGTTACCTTGAAGTGCAGGCCACCGACTTTATGCCTGAAATTATAGAGCCAGAAAAATGGATATGGGCAGCAAAGAAAGCAGGGTTCCGAGGTATTGGTATCTATCCACACTGGAAGCCAAAGCCAGGGATTCATCTTGATGTTAAAGAAGGGCCATTCAGGACATGGGGCGCAATCAGGCCAGATAGAAGCAAACCGCAGGTTTATGTTTCGCTGGATGAAGCATTAAAGTGGTTTTCCCATGGCTAGTAAAGAGTGGTTTGGTCTTGACGGCTTTAACCATGGCATTTATTCACTGTTGGTTATGTGTGCCACCGGGTTTTTCACTTTCCTGTTTTTCAGCATTGTATGGATCACGGTTGCACTTGGAATTGCATGGGGAATCTTGACTGTAGTCTGGTTTGGCTTTGAATATACACAAGAGAAAGCAATGGGCAGGGGGCTGGAAAAAAAGCCGCTAAGATGGTCAATTTCGCGATTTAAAGATATGGGCTGGCCACAGTTTTTTTGTAGTGTGGTGTTTTTAAGCTGGGTTTATTTTTCAAGGGATTATGTGAATGCAATTATCACTGGATAAAGCTTTAGGCGTTGGCTGGATTAAATATGCGGTTTTTTCAGTATTACTGATTGTGGTGGTTGCGGTTGTTTACAACTGGGATTCAGTCCGCATTGATGATGCCGAAAAAAAAGGCTTTGGCACGGCTGTTGTCAAAACAAATGAAGCGAGCAAGCAGTTAAATAAGGAGATATCTGAAGATGTTGAAAAAAACACTAAAAATACTGCTGGTCTTCCTGATACTGGGCTTAATAGCGAGCTGTTCAAATTCTCGCCCCGATATCAGCCAGCGCCAGATCGTAGTAAAACCCTTATGTCCATCGGACATGATGCCCCTTATTATCCAGACCCAGGATATAGCGATTATACCAAGCCTGAGCAGAGAACTCAGGGAGTGGATGCTGAATACCGAAAAAACACGGCAGATTTATATGAAATCATGCCAGAAATCTATATTACCCCGCTAGAAAAAACCGACTTTGAGTCGCCAAGTCAAATGACTCACGGGAATAATCCGTGTATGGATTGTGAATAGTTGTGGACATGTTTTTAGCAAAAGTTCTGCTGTTTATACAGTCGAACTTTCCAGTACTTGGAGGGACACTTCTGCATCTTGCTGTTCTTAAAAAGAAAGGAAAACAGGAGGCTGGTTTGTTTGGCTGGCTGGTATTGATCATTATTTCACTATTGACCGGATTATTGATGCGCTATATCACTGTAGGCTATTACGAATGGAAAGGCTTGCCGGAAAAAAAGGGGGTTATTGAAGCTGCCATGTTTATTGGTGGAATGATGGGGTTTACCGGCTTGATGTGGTTTAGCAGCAAGCTGCAAAGTGCCTGGGATACGGCTGTAAAAATCGTAGAAACAAAGTATTCGAAAAAAGGTCGTGATAACTCTTACATCAATGATAATAACTATGGTTATCGCCCAAATGAAACCCATGAGATAGAACCCGATGAAAAGGAGCGATGAAATGATGAAGGGTGTACCCTCACTGGTTGAGCTGATGCGCTTTATTCTTTATTTGTTGGTTGCTGCTGCACTGCTCATGCTGTTTATATTGCCTATTATTGACTATGTCTCAAGCAAATATCCGACTATTAGTTATTGGGTAGACTACGGACCTATTGACGTTGGAAGTGTTTACCCGGTCGGAGCAGAAAAAATAACAGTAGAGACATTTTCCAACTGGAAGCAGGACAATATCTACACTACCTACTCCAGCGTGCTTTTCTGCATGTTTAGCGATGACAAATGGATTAAAGAGGATTTCTCAAAACCTTATTCAACAACTCGCAATAAAAAAAATAATACGGATAAGCCTGTAAGATGGAAATTGAGGATTAATTTGCCGCTTGAGCCTGCAAAATGTTATATCCGCCACTCGGTAACGATAAATACCCGTTATGGTCCAAGGAATACCAAAGTAAATTCAAATGTATTTGACGTGGTTGAACTCATACAATAACACATGGAGCTTATCACCCAAGGCGGTAAATACGGCAACATTGACCTGACAGGTAAAGGCGCCTACCGTAATGATGACCGGGATATACTTTTAATCATTAACGCACCTGGCGAAACGGTGGAAATTGACTGTTTCAAGGGGCGTGACTGCTGGCTTCCTTTGTGGATTCGCAACGTGGGCAAGCTGGTGATCAATGACTACCAGGCAGACGCGTTCATGAATGATGGCCTGCATATCCGATCCAGCCATGTGCATATCAAGAAAGCGCGCATTTTCAGCGATATCAAGAAAGTCTACGGCCCTAAAAACCACCCGGATAATATCCAGATATTCACAGATAAGCCGGGTGGCAGGATTGGCAATATCCAGATCGACCGGCTCACGATGTACAACCGCAACACGCCGGAACACATGGGTGTACACCTGACCGAGCGCGATTATTACCATGATATCTACATCGGGGCTGATGGGCTTATCTACGATAGCGATGCCACCACACCCTACTGGTTTTCGGCGAATACGCTGGAAAATGCGATTATCGGACACCCGGATATGTTTGTGAGTGACAAGGGAATACGGATACTGGATGTAAAAGACTCAGGCAAGCCAATTGATGGGGTTTACCTGATCGGGATGAATAGGGAACTGATCAAATGCGCGCCGGGTTATATCGACAGCCGCATCCATCTCAACCAGTTCAGCCGCGCCGAATTGAAAGCGGTTGCTGATTTGACTAGATAACCAGGATAATTAATGGTATCAATGACACCCCCTAACTTTTAAGGCGTTTTTATGAAATCGATCAAGCAACACAGCACCGCTACTGTATTATCCGAAATTACAGGCGCGCTATTTTTTCTCGGCGGTTTTGGTGTGGCGGCCTACAGTTTTATTGAAAACCAGAATATCTTCATCGCCATCGGTATTATTACCGTGGGCTTGTTTCTGGCGCTGGTATTAAATTTAATGGTGGAGATATTGCAGTCTGTGTGGCGCGCCGAAGGCCATCTAGCCAAGGGCAACTATGATTACTGTTACGTGAACAAATTGGGAGCTCAGGCCGATAATGTGGATTGAATAGAACTTTCGCCATTTTTTCGCTTTATGCTACAATGCCAGACATAAAACGAGTCAGGCTATAAGTAGTAAACGCTTTTTTATTGAAGCGCTTGCAAATACATAAGGCCCGCCACACAGGAAACTGTCTGGCGGGCTTTTTTTTGTTTTAAATTTCATGGTTGCCGCACTCCTTAAACGTTTTGCTGGTTGCCTGGTAGATCATAAAGTTTGTTCTGTTGATTATTGATGCCCAGGTCTTACATATCATCAAAATTTAACGGGCTAGTGGCTAAACTGGGCGGCGTAATCTAAAACCAGTGAAAACAGGCTGATATCAGGACTTATTTTGATAAACAGCGGTAAAAACAAGCGCCGTACGCTGATAGAACAGGGTATAGCGCCACACAATTTAATTTCAGGTGCGTAGCAGAGCGTGATAAAAAGCGAAATTACGGTTTTATTGAAGGATAGTGTCGCCGGGGCAGGAAATGCAGGCGACCGGCTGGCTTCGGTTGATATTGAACAGGCGATTCGTGCGGGTTTACATGCACTGCAGAAATCACGCCCTTATTATGTAGATGCTTCGATCACGCTGGTCGCGGACCAGGAACGCTATACCCCGCCGGATGATTTTGTGCAGCTTGATTTTTCTGCCTGGGGTACCGGCAAGCGCTCGTATGACTATAACCTGGGGATCCGCCCGCATATCCTCTCCGTTTCCGGGACGATCCAGTTCACTCCCGCACCCACCGCCGAACAAATGGCGATCTGGGGTAGCACGTTCAATTATATCTACCGCGCAAAACACGTACTGAATGAAACACCCGCAGAATGCACCCTGCAGGATGAAGATGAAGGCTTGCTATTACTGCGCGCCAGTGCCGAATTAATGCGGATACTGGCCAGCCGCAATGTGGTAGAGCCGGTACAGTTGCACAACGGCATCGGCAATGTGCCAACATCCGGAACGCCGGGTGTGATGTATGAAAAGCTGATGGCTGAATACCGTCTGCAGGCGGCGAACCGATGAAAGTCTCATTACGTTTAAAAGGTGATTTCAGCCGCATAAAACAGTTGCCTGGGCAGGTTAGCAAGGTTAATAACAGCGTGACGCACCGGCTGGCACTGCAAGCGCAGCGTGATATGAAGGATGGTGTGGCAAAAGCCACCAGTATTACTGCAAACAGTATCCAGATTAACAAAATCGGTGATGCACATTATTCGGTGGGTCCTACGGTCAAGCACGGTTTCTGGCTTGAATTTGGCCGTTCACCCGGTAAAGCACCGCCTAAAAACGCCATTCTGGACTGGATGAAAGTAAAAGGGATACGGGTCCCAGCGGATAAACAGGATGCCGTGGCTTTTTTGATTGGGCGCAAGATTGCGAAAAAAGGCACCAAGCCACAACCGTTTGTGTCACCCGTAGCGCGGGATAAAAAGTGGCAGATGCGCTATCACGCATTAATCCAGAAAGAAATGGATAAGGTGCTGGCATGAGTTTATTCATGCTGGAGTCGGTCAATTCGCTGTATGACTATTTTGATGATGACGTTACCTTTACCGCTGAAACCCTGCTGGGGTTTGGTGGTGAAATACCGCGCAAAACACATATCAGGGTGTGCTGGGGTGATGGTTCACTGGAAGAAGGCAGCGGCGAGTTTGATTCGAACCAGGGCATTTATATTGAAGGCTGGGTGTTTGATGATGACGGCAATGCGCGTTATGCCGCCTACCAGGCTTTATCGACGTTATTGCGCGCGGTGATTAAACGCCTTTATTTATGGCGCGATGCGCACCCGGAGCTGGATCTGGACATCAGCGTGTTAAACCATGCAGATGCTTTTGCACCGTTATATGGTTTCCAGATTAACGCAAACACGAGCAGCAATCATATTTGCAGGGTGATTGATGCGTTATAACAAAGAGGATTTTAACCATGGCGGAAAATAAAGGTGGTGCCTACCGCATTGATGAAGATGGAAACACGGTCGCCGATGGTGTTGCGACACAACCCGCTGACGGCTTGCCAAAGCTGGACAGCCAAGCAGTGGCGGTGAAAACGGCCAAAGAAAAAACACCGCCCGCTAAACCGACAGCATCCAAGAAAGGAAAATAATCATGACACCCTTAAAAATACGCAAGACGGTTATCCAAACCGCGATTGAAACCACTTATGGTACTTATGTCCCCCCCAGCGATGTGATGTTTGCAGAAAACATTAATATTGAACCGTTGCAGGGGTCGCGCATTGTTGATGATGTGATGTGCGCCAAACTCGGCGCAAGGCCATCCGTTATGGGTGGCGAATACGTTGCCATCAGTTTCGATTTTGCCTTCCGCGGCGGTGGTGCATTAGGTACCAAGCCGAATTACGACACCATCATGCGCGCCGGGTGCAGATCCAGCACGGTATCTGCCGGGGTTTCTGTGACTTATGCACTGGTTTCAGATGCTTTCGAATCGATGAGCCTGGCTATCTATTACGACGGAAACCTGCACAAGGTGTCCGGCTGCCGTGGTGCCATCTCGCATTCCGGTACCGCTGGCGATAAAGCCAAGTTTACCTTTAGCGGATTGGGGCTTTATATCGCACCGGAAGCAGCCACCGCACCGACGCTGGACTGTGCCGGATTGCTCACCACGCCGCCACTGGTGGTTGATGCGGATGGTGCCTTTACGGTGTTTGGTTTAACCCCTCCTTTGCAGTCCTGGGCGGTGTCTTTCGGCGCAGCCGCAGAATATGAAGAAACCATTAACCAGCAGGAAGTGGTGCTGGATGACCGGAATATGACGTCAAAACTGCAATTCAAAGCCAATAAACTGGATGAATATGATTTTTTCGCGGATGTACTGGCGAGCGCGTCGGGTGTGGTGAATATCACCATCGGCGCAACGGCGGGGCATATTGTGGAAATACAGCACCCCATTATGCAGCTCACCAATATCGCGTATACCGAACGCAAGAGCCATTATGATTATGTGCTGGATGGTTCACTGTTGCCGGGTGTGGGTGATTTGGATGAGACCATCATCGTCCGATAATATGAGTGCTTACCTTATGCCCAATCTCTGCGTTGCTGTTTCGTACTCGAATGATCACATATTTCAATATGCTCACATTCTCTGTGCGAAACGCGACTTGATCTTGAACATAATCTAAACACTCAATGAGGAAATAAATATTATGGATTTTTCAAAAGCATTGAAAAAAATTAAAGAAGGCCAGAAAGTACAACGGGCAGGATGGAATGGGAAAGGTATGTTTATTTTTCTGGTTGCAGGATCAACTTTTAAAGTTAATAGACCACCATTATTAGGCATCTATCCAGAAAATACTGAGATTAATTATCATGGTCATATAGACATGAAAACTGCTGATAATATGGTTGTACCCTGGCTTGCTTCACAAACTGACGTACTAGCAGATGACTGGCAGGTATTAGACTAAATGGCACAATTCAAAACATCGCGCAAGTTCAGGCATGAATTTGTACTGAGATGGAAAGAAGGCAACAAAACCAACGAAGAAGACTGCTGGGCGGTGTTCAATATGCTGCCCACCAATGAGATCGAGGAAAAGTTTGCAACGGCGCTGAAGTTGGCTAAAAACAAAACCGCGAACCAGGCTTTGCTGAGTGTGCTGGTGGATGATTTTGGCGGTTTAGAGATGGTTGATAGCAAAGGTAAGGAACTGGCGGCAGAACACCGGCTGGCGGCGGCGATCCTTGACCCTGTAATCAGTTCGACCTTGCTGGTTGAATGGAACCAGGGACGTGCCGGGATCGGTAGCGAGGGAAATTCCTCACCCAAAACCTGAAGGGCGCGGTGGGGTTTTGGGTCAAGCACTATGCCCGCGAAGATAACGAAGAAGATGAACGCAAGGCATTGCGTAAATCGTTGCAGCAAAATGGCAGCAGCCGCGCCGAGATAGACGCAATCATGGCATCGGAATACGGAACGCCTGGCAGCGATGACGTATTTGAAGTGCTGGAACAGAACAGCAAAGCCTGGGGCGCTTACCTGAATGTATGCAGCGAGTGGGAACGCACAGAAAGCGGGCCGAAACTGAACAAACTGGCGGTGGGTGAGATTATCAACCGGCTGCAACTGGATATCGGCAAGGATGATTACCATAAAATCCTGCTGATTGAACAATTAGTGATTAAAGAGCTGTAAACATGCCCAAAAAGTACACTGTTGAATTTGAACTGAAAGGCAATGGCACAGATGCCGAAAAAGCCATTAAAGGTGTGTCTGGCGAAGTCGATAAACTCGACAAAAGTGCAAAAACAGCCGCAAAAGGCGGGCTTAAAGACGCAGACAAGGCGGGTGGTTCACTCACTAAAACATTTACCAGTTTAAAAACACCGATTACCGCAGCGATTACCGCGCTGGTGGGCCTCGGTTCACTCAATGGCATCCGTTTGCTGGCTAAAGATGCGCGTGACCTTGACAATGCCGCCCAATCACTGGGAATCGGGGTGAATACACTCAGCCAGTACCAGTACGCCTTCCAGCAGCTCAATATAGACGGTTCAAAAACCGTGGATATGTTCAAGGATATCAATGAGCGCGTGGGTGAATTTGCGAATACCGGCGGTGGTGAACTGGCAGATATCATCAAGCGCACCAACCTCAATATCCGCGAGCTGGTCACACTCAGCCCGGACCAGCAATTACTCAAAATATACGACGCGCTGGAAAAGATCGACGGTATCACACAGTCCGAAATAACCGCTTACCTTGAACAACTGGTGAGCGATGCGGCTATCTTACAGCCCCTGTTAGCGAATGGCGCCGCCGAACTGAAACGCTTTGCGGCAGAAGGCGAGGCGCTGGGGGTAACGCTGGATGCGATTGAGGTGGAAAAACTCAGGCAGGCCGATGAAGAGATCCGCAAGCTGAGTGCAAGCTGGTCTGGTTTGAGTAATGATCTTAGTATTGCTTTTATCCCCATATTGACCGATGTATTAGGTTTGATTGGCGATAGCGCAAGAGAGATGATCAACCTTAAAAATAATATAGCGGATACTAATCAAGTTACACAGACGGCTGGTGAAACTAATGATTTTCTGGCGCAGGCCATGAAACGCACAGAGCAGGCGGCTTATGACTATATCGGTGCATCAAAAGAACAACGGGCAGAAAAAAGGGCATCAATAAAAGCGGATATTGCCAAGGTGAACAGCCTGATCGATGAACAAAAAGCGACTTTAAGACTGGCTGAAATTCAGGTGGCAGGCGCACAAGCCAGGAAATTACTCAGCTTTGACCCTTTGTCCCGATTCATTGCAAGCCTGCAAGGGAAGCACTATGAGGGTGAAATCAATGGAATTTCAACAGCGATAGCTGAATTAAACAAACAAAAATTAAGATTTGAAGATATTGAAGGGAACCTGGGAAATACAGCCAAACTGCCATCGAGAACCACTGCAACGGGACTCACTTATGGGCAGAAAACAGCGGCAGCCAAAACCAGCGCGCAGAAAACGGCTTTAAAAGGACTCACCGAAGCGCGCAAAGCCGATACACAGGCCGTTAAGGATGCGCAAAAAGCACAGGACGAACTGAACCAGCAGGCGCAACTGGTCACGGATACCTGGATGGCGCATACCGCCGAGCTGGAACGCGAACGCTTTGTGCTGGGTAAAACGACCGATGAAATCTATGCCTATGACCTGGCACAGGAAACAGTCGGTAAAAGCAAAGCGAAATGGACGGAAGAAGAAATTCGCTGGCTGGTAGAGTTCAGGAAAGGCACCACAGCGCGCATCAAGGCAAACGAAGAGCAGGCCAAAGCACAAGACCTGCTGAACCAGAAAACAGAAGATTCAATACGCTTACAACATGAGTTTACCGATATCATCGACAATGAATTAAGCAGCTCATTATCGCGCCTGGTAAATACCGGGGTGCCGTTGCTGGATAAACTGATTGATAAGTTTATCGAGGCCGCGATTCAGGGACGCGACCTTTCTTCTATTTTAGGCGGTGGATTTGGCGGCGGTGGCGGAATTGGCGGGTTTATTTCCAGCCTGTTTGGCGGTGGTAGTTCATACAGCCCGATTAATGCAGCCGGATCGACTAGCGGGTTTAATCTGAACCTTCCCACATTTGCGGATGGTGGCTACCACTCCGGCGGATTGCGCATTGTGGGTGAGAATGGCCCGGAGCTTGAATATACCGGACCCAGCCAGATTCTAAACAATGCCAGTACCAGTAAACTATTAAACACTGGCTCAAACGGTAGTGGCGTATCCCTGAAAGTAGAAACACACTTACATGAAGACGCGAGCAAAGCGGGGCAGGTGCAACAGCGTAGCGGGGCAGATGGCAAGCAGATCATTGACGTGTTTGTATCCAATATCCGCAGCGGTGGTGCTGCAGCCAGTGCGCTGGAAAGTTCCTACCTGTTAAAACGGCAGGGACGCTGATGATTACCACGGCCATCGATTACCCTTCCATCCTGCCGAGTTTCCGCAAAAACTATGCGCTAAAAAAAGGCAACAACATCAGCCGCACGGTGTTCAAAAGCGGTTTTGCGCGAAGTCGCAAGCGCTTTGCGGATAATCCGTCAGTTTTCTCGCTGGAATTAAAACTGGATGATGCGGAATTATCGGTATTTGAAGCCTGGCGCCACTGGACCCTGGGTGATGTGGGCTGGTTTAACGCACAACTGAAAAACGGCGTGGCGCTGGAATCGTGGGTCTGCCGTTTTATCTCCATCGATGAACCCAAAAACAATATAACCGGATCGCAAAAATGGCTGATCAATTTTGATGTGATGGGGTTTAAATCATGATTGACTTCCCCGCCACATTACCCTGCTTTCAAGCGGGCCATGCGTATTCACAATTCAACACGGTTGCCAGTAGTGGTATGGGCCATGGTTTGCAGGGCGTGAAGCGCATCGCGCCAGAATCATCGGTTTATTTCCCGTTATCGCTACTGCTGACCTCTGCCGAACTGGAAACGTTTGATACATGGGTCGAAACAACCCTGGATTATGTGAACTGGTTTAATGCCACAATCAAAACCGCGAACGCGCTAGAAGTGCGCATTGTCAAATTCATTAAAACAGACTACCAAAAGCAGTATCTAGGCGGTGACTACTGGCGCTTAAACTTTGAACTTGAAGCGGCTAAAAACAACTATTTCAGCGCGGATTCATTGGAATTCATTTTAGCTTTTGGACTTCCGCTAGATGAATTACCAAACTTTTTCAATGAATTTGAAAACATTGCAAACGCAGATTTTTATGGAGTATTACCTTAAATGGCATCATTACTAGAACAAGTAGAAGAATGGAAGCTCGATAAAATATCTTGCGGGGAATTTACGAAAGCTACGCCTGATTATGTCGCGCCACGGCTGGGCGGTTCATATCCGAATATGGCAAAGATTGCCGATACAGGCGCATGGGTGGTATTGGGTGACTTTGGCGATGTAGTCACTATTGAGATTCGCGGCCAGCTAATGCTTGACGGTTCAGGTGATACATGGCGCTATGATGGAACGTTGCCTTATACAACAGGCGTCGGAGATTTGCCAACCGACCCAAACTGGACACAGGTTGATGTAAGTCCAGACAAGGCGAGGATTAATGAATTAACTGGTCATTATATTGTTGAAACTAAAGCAGAAGCGGTTGCGCTTGGGGTTTTACCAGTTGGCACAATTGTTGAAATTAGCAGTGACTCTGGTAAAGGATTCCGATGGGTAAGTGTTGCTTCATCTACCTATACAGACACAGGTGATCCTGATTATTGTGAGAATTTCATTGAGGTTCTAGCAGGTGCTGGCTTGGAAAAATCAATTGTCAGCGGTATTTTAAATTATCTATTAACTAACGAGACACTAGATTCAGCCTATCGTCGACGCAAAACAACAGTCATTAAAAATGACCACGTACTGACCGCACAACATATCATGGCAGATGGCGAGCGGTTACTCGGGGAGGGTATGAGAAATGGAACACTTTACAATAATACAACAGCACCTCTGCTGGCAACTTATGATGACGTTGGTGCTGTTAAAACTTACAATCAAGAGATTGATGGGGTAACAATTACCAGCTCTGACGGTAGTTTGGTAAACCCGAGCGCGGCAATCAGTATTGTCGATACTGGAAAAAACAGAGTAAGCAATTCATACATCAAGAAACACGCTATCGGTATTCAATTCGAGGCGAGTGTTGGTTACAACAGTAACGACTTATCATTAATACAAAATACAACTGCATTAAAATTCATCTCACCGTCAAATGTGGGCGGCTGCACATTTACGACATTTAATAAAACTGTAATCACACAAAGCACCAATATTTTATCGTTTGATGGATTTAGTCGCGGTCTGCATTTCAATGAATGTAGTTTCGAGGTATCAACAAATTTTGTGGATACAGCAGGAAACGGTGCATTACACAATTTTGTGATTAGGAATAGCTGGTTTGAGGGAATGACTAACATCAATCTCGATGATGCTAACGTCGGAATTTTAGATACTTGTTATTTTGCGGGGGACAATACTGTTAGTGGTCATGTTAAAATACTAAATGGCCATGTTACTCCTTCCAGTGTTATAGGCCAATTATATACTGATACAGAAATTTCTGAAGTATCAGCTACTTCGATCACATATCCAGGGAATAACGCACAGCATGGGCTGTTGTTAACAATGCCTCAGATTGGCAGCGCGTCAACACCCGTTGATCACCAACAAAATCAAGCAACCCAACAATCGGTCTTAATGGCTTCACACGCTGGAACATTATTCGGCTATTGCCCAAAACCGATAAAAAACCTGATAAACAAAATTTCACAAACGGCATACAATCCTGGTGGATACTGGCCCTATGGCGGGGCTACTGTAACAACAGGTCAAGCTGATATGTTTGGCACAAACACGGCGGCTACATTGTCTTCTGGTTCTGATAGGGGAAGTTCAAATATCCCCACTGTTGCAGGGCAATGGTACTCATTTCAAATGGCGTTTGAATCTGCTGTTAATAATGTTTTTAAAATCACCGTAACGGGACAAACTGGCAGCAATTTATTAAAAACAAATGGTTATAAGGTTGGAGATGATGATGTGCGCGTGGTTCACATGCTATTTAAAGCAGATTCGGCATCCGTTAGAATTAATATTATTACAACAGTCGGCACTTTAAAAATACACCGTTTGGGCGTTTTTGCTGGAACTCAGTTAAGACCGATGATTCCAGAATTGAGAAATGTGGCCGTACCATTTATAAATAAGTTTACTAATATTGAGGCTTTCGCAGCAGCAGCCCCTACAACTGGGGAGTGGAAAGTAGGCGACAAAATAATAAACACAACTCCTGCTAGTGGCGGGAGTATTGGGTGGGTATGCACAACAGCGGGAACGCCTGGCACGTGGAAAACTTATGGTGTAATTTCATAATACTATGACAATATTACAAACATTATACGCAAGCGGTGGTACAGAAGTTCGAATGCCCTGCCTGTCATTCCGTTGCAGTGAGTGGGCGTCTATCCATATCTGCCAAGGCTATGAAGATATAACCGCTACGCTGGAGACAGCCGAAGTCGTCACATTCACAGCGGCTGATTTTGGCGCACAACTGGCAGAGCGTGGCAATGGTGGCAGGCAGAACTTGCAGTTTATTGTGGGTGTTACGGATGCGTACGGGCTGGACAACGGCATACTGGAAAAAAGCGATGCGGCAATGGAAGCAGGAGCAAAAATCTTTGTGGATTACCGTGAATTTCTGTTGTCTGATTTAACCGCGCCTGCTCAGGCAGTGCAAACACTGACTGTTATGCCGTATGAGTACGAACTTGGAAGTCCCGTTATAGCATTCAGCGCGGGCACGAATGATACGGTGAATAAAGCATGGCCGCGCAGACGTTATACCAGCACTTTTGCACCGGGACTAAAATATTATGGCTCATGACTTTAGCCGCTACAAAATGGCTCAATATCTGGATGGTGGTCGCGGGAATGGTCAGTATGATTGTTGGGGATTGGTGCGCGAAGTGTTGCATGAATATTATGACGTGCCCGAGCTTGAAAGCTTTGGTGCGGTGCGGGCAAAAGACAAACTTAGTATGAGCAAAGCGGCGCAGGAATTGTACGATTTATTTAATGAAGTAGTCGCGCAGGAAGGAGTGCTAGCTTGTGTATATGTCGGCGAATTATTGTGGCATGTCGGCGTAGTGATTAAAGTCGATGGATTATTGAAAGTGTTACATGCGGGTTCAGCGTTTGGCGTGATGATGCAAAGCGTTTCCGTCTTTGAAAAGCTATCAGACGGCACAATCAGGTATTACCAATGGCGCAAATAGAAGTCAGGGATAAACTCAGTAATAAACTGCTTGAGCAGCATGAAATAGCCAATGGCGAATCACTGCAACACTGGATTAATGTCAATATCCCCAATTACGATAAGGCACTGCCCACACGTTTTTCAATCGCTAAAAAAAACAGGCTGATACTGCAAAAGCAATGGGCTTCGACGGTTGCGAAAAATGACAGTGTTTTTGTTTTGTGTCCTGAGCCGGGTGATCCTGGAACAATAGGACTTTTTATCCTTAAAACAATCGCAACGATAGCGATTAATTACGCAATCAGCGCCTTACTCGCACCCAGCGACAACTACAACCGGACAGTGCCAGAAGGCTCCAGCATCTATGATGTGAATGCGCAGGGCAACCGTCCGCGACTGAATGGGGTGATTCCTGAATTATTCGGGACGCATCCGATGTATCCCGATAACCTGAATCAGCCGAGCGCGATCTATGTTGATAATGTATTAAAAAAGCGTTTTATGCTGAGTTGTGGTGTGGGTGAGTATGATATTCTGGAATCGAATATCAGTAATACGCCTATTGATCGGTACGGCACTGATATTGCCTCAGAAGTATTCGCACCTGGCGCTGATGTGAGTGGAAACGTAGCGCACCGGAATATTTACACATCGCCAGAAGTGGGCGGCACGTCGGTCAATGTGGGCTTTGAGTTGGGTTTGACCGCTGAAATTGATCCGGCGGGAACAACGATGCCGACAACGGTTGTTTATTCACAGACTGAGGGTGTTAGCGAATTTAGGGCGTATCTGGCGGCTGATGGGACAGATTATGACTGGCCGTATGCAGTGGATGATTATATCCGCGTTTCAAGTTCCTGGGATTTTATATCAGGTGATTACAAGGTTTCGGCTGTATCAACCAATATACTCACCGTAGTTAATCTGGACGGTTCGTCCGTAACGGATTTCAGGGGGCATAATTTAACCGCACTGACGATAGAACAATTAGAAGACCCAAGCGGCGGCATTGATGAGTATCACGGGCCGTTTCTTGCCTGCCCTAAAAATGAAACCACTGAAACCATCATGGTCAATCTCTTCTATCCAGAAGGCGTTGGCAAACTAACACCTGATGGGACAATGGAAAACGTCTCTGTTGTTACAGAACTAGATTGGCGCGAGGTTGGAACAACAACATGGACAACGGTTGAATATACCAAAACAGATAACACGCGCGACCAGCAAGGCGACACGCATACTATTACCCTGCCAAGCGCGATAACCCCAGAAGTGCGGATGCGCAAAACATCGGCTGAGTCGAGTGACACGTCAACGTTTGATAAAGTGCTTTGGCAGACATTAATGTCAATACTGCCAACCGTCACAAGCTATGCCGATATAACCACCATGGCCGTCGAGATAACAGGCACAAACGCGCTGGCTAATTCCGCACAAAATACATTCAACACACTGCAACAAAGAAAGCTGCCGATCTGGAACGGCACGTCATGGACTGCACCTACAGCCACCAATGCCATCGCACCTGTATTCGCTTATATCCCGAAGGACTGCGGCTATACCGATGATCAACTGGCACTTGATGAAATGTACGCGCTGCACACGCTTTGGGAAACGCGCGGTGATGAATTCAGTGCGGTATTCGATACGGATTCGACGCTTTATGAGTCACTTAAAAGGGTTCTAGCAGTCGGTTATGCTGAACTGATACAGGATAACGGGAAACTAAAGCCAGTCCGCGACGGTATCCGCACCGACTACGGCCAGTTTTTCAGCATAGACAACACAACATCAATCAAAGAATCAGGCAATCATTATGACCCAGATGAAGCGGATGGGGTTGAAGTTGAATATTTTGATGTAGACACCAAAAAGACAGAAAAAATAACCTACCTGCTGTCTGGTGATGCAGGTATTAACCCAGAGCAAGTACGCGCTTTTGGTATAACGGATGCAACAAGGGCATGGCGTTTCGGTGCCAGGGTTAGACGCGCAAAAGCTTTCCAGCGCAAGAGCTATGCGATTGACACTGAGATGGAAGGCTTGAACGCATTGCCCGGTGATTTGTGCAGCATTCCGGGAAGGAAAACACAAATGGGATGGCTTGAAGCTGTCGCAGGCACCGTTTATACACTACAGTCAAAAGTAACCTTTACCGCTGGCGTGGATAACTGGATCGGGCTGAGAAAGCCGGATGGTTCATTATCTGGACCGTACCTCTGTACACAGATTGATGATTACAACGTGAACATTGCCGCCGCGCTGGATTTTACCCCAGATGTAGACGGGCCCGCAGATCCACCATTATTCAAATTGGGAACGCTGGCTGAATGGCATACGCCGGTTATCGTGCGCAAGGTGTCACCCGGTACACCGGACGAGACAGGTAGTATTCCGGTAGGTGTCGATGCGGTGATCTATGATGAACGGGTATTTGCTGAAGATGACAACGCGCCCGCCTGATTATTCGCGGTTTTTATCCAGCCACTCCGAATAGTCCTGGTAATTCTTTTTAAAATCTATTTCAAACCACGCCTGTTCATCATCGCTGTGGTTTCGTAGCCATTGGTTGATGAATACGGTGAGGCGCTGCGCCCTGGCGCTGCCCGGGTATTCATAATTGATGTGGTCTTCGGCAAGTTTCTGCTGGATAAAGGCTTCGGTGACGGCGCGCGGATAGGGTGTTTCCAGAAACATCGTGCCTTTTCCGGTGAGGAGCCAGTCGATGGATCCCCCAGTTTTTACGAAACCCCTCAAAACTTTCGGACCCAGCGGATTGTTGTCATAAACCGAATTTTGCAGTGTTCTTTCTGATACACCTATTTCTTTAGCAAAATCAGATAGTTCCATATTCCTTTCTTTCAGGAATGAAACAAGCCTGTTTATTTCACCTATTTTATTCTTATAATCACTCACTTTTTACTTGACCTCCCGTAAAAACTAGGTGTAATATAACCACCACTGACCACAAATCACCACTGGATTATAGAATGAATACTGAACAATCACAAAACTCAAAACAATCAACTTCGATGAAGATAAGACTCCCTCAAACGGTTTATGACCGATGTAAAGCACTGGCAGAGGAGGAGCGCCGCACCATCCACAATATGGTTGTGGTAATGGTTGAAGATGAAGCAGCAAGGCGTTGCAAAGAGATTGAAGACAAGCAGTAGTTTAAAACTTTAAAAAACAAAAACTACGAGTAAACAAGGGCTGTTCTCACATGAATGAATTATTCACCACCGCACAGATCGCGTATTACGAGCTGGTGCACAATTTCAGGAAGGGCAAAACACCGAGCGGCGCGGCAGCACTGGCACCGCTGGTGGGAATGAACCCTGGGACACTGAACAATAAAGTAAACCCGAATATTGACAGCCATCACCTGAGCGCGGCAGAAGGTGTGGCACTACAGGCAGCGGCGCGTAATTACGCACCAATCAGTGCCGAAGCGGCGACCCTTGGGGGTGTTTTTACCCTGATAGAACCGCTGGATGACAATACCGACGAACGGCTTTTAAAACTGTTCCTTGAATTGCACGAAGAACAGGGCGAAACCGCTGAAACGGTACGCATCGCGCTGGAAGATGGCAGGGTGAGTGCCAACGAACTGAAAGACATTACCCGCGAAGTATTCGAAGACATGGCGAAACAGATGCAGTTATTGCAAGCCTTAACCTCATTATCACAGGAGCAAAAATCATGAAAATCATAAAAAAAATGATACGTACCTTTAACGACTGGTGTGACCAGGCAGACAACCACCACCACTTCCACAAACTCTGGTCATCTGCAGTTGGAATGCCGGGATATAACAAAGCAGACTGGATCAAGGTGCAGGAGCAACTGATCAAGAACAATATTATTTAACCCTCTCCTCGCGGCATTTGGCGGGGTGTTAAAACCCTGCCCTTTTTGCCTTTTTGGACCCGTTTTAAATAAGGACAGAAAAATGTATTTATCCATACCAGAAGAAAAAGACCTGAAACGCCGCGAATGTACCGTGAATGCCGGCGCGCAGCTTTTACCCGCCGGGGTAACACTAATCCACTTTTATGATGCGCAGGGCAATAGCCCGTTAAAAGTCGCGTTGCAAAAAGATGAAGTGGATAAGTTCATCAAAATTTTACAACTCAGCAAAAAACGCCCTGACCTGGGTGAAATGCTGATGTTTTCCGATACAACAAAAACAACAAAGAGGGATCAACCATGAAAGACAGCAGCCGCAACAAGATTATCACTGGCTTATTTTTAGCCATGCTGATCACCAATGGCTTTACAAAAGCAGAAGCCGCACCGCTGCGCTGGAGTGAATCGCAAAAGCAGGATCTGGCCAATTGCTACAAACACCGCGATGCGGTCTGTGCAAAGGAGTTTTATCAAATACACGAGGCGCGCCGTTGGGCAGTTCAGATTCAGGCGCAGGGTGATGATTTTGACCGTGCTGTGAGTGAGTTCATCCGCGAATTGGGGGATTTATGATATCAAAAACAGAAATTACCTTGTTTGGAAGCACCTTTTTATTCGTATTTGGAGCGATGACACTTTATAGCGAGTACAAACAAGTGAGACCGGATTACACCATAACGCTAACCGAGAAAGTGCATTATCCACCCGTGATGCCACCGTTATTCATCCCGGCAGCACCGCAACCACTGAAGGCGCAGCCTGCCGTATTAAAACCGGCACCGTCAAAAGTGACCTACAGCGCGCAGGATGATTCCATTTTTTGGGACAAAATGCACCAGATCGAAAGCCTGGGCGGGATGCTTAAATACCAGGGCGATGATAAGGATTGTAAAACAACCCGACGCTACTGCGGACATTTCCAGATCGGCTATGAAGCGCTTAAAGATATCAATTGCACCAGCGCGCAATGCAAGGCGGACCGTGATGATTATGATAAATCACTGGCGATGGCGAAGCAGATACTAAAAAAGAAGCTGGCGCGGTTTGAGGTTGCTGAAAACTGGCTTAAATATACGTTGTACCAGCAAGGTGCCAACGGATTGAAAGAAGTCCACAGGGCGGCAAAAGGCCAGGTAAAGCTCTCAAAAGCAGCGCTTAAACGGCTGGCACGGAATAGCATGTACACCGTCCGCGAATTAAAGATGCTGGGCAGTAAAAAAGCGGCTAAAAGCTATCTGAATGAGTGGAAAAAGCGCTGGGATGATGCCGGATCGCTAAAAATTGCGAGTGGTGAATGATATGTCGGATTTTAAATACTTCACCCGCGCCGAATTCAAAAAACTGACCGCCACCATCCGGCGTAATAAAACCATTGAAGCGAGGCGCGATTTAAACTGGATCAGTATTATGCGTTATACCGGCATCCGCCTGTGCGTGATGCGCCAGTTTACCCTGGAAGATGCTCAGAACTGCATCGCCAAAGGGCGTTTTATCGCAAGGGCTGAAACCAATAAGGGCGGGGTTCGCAAAGACCTTACAGTGCGGAAATCAAAAGCGGTGGATATGCTACTCACTGAAAAAGTCAAAGAAGCGCTGATTGACCTGATCGACATGCGCCGCGAATACAAGGCGATTCATTCAAGTCCTGAGTTGATTTTGTCGCGGATTGGCAAGGGTTTATCCGCCAGGAGTTACCAGGACAGGCTGGACCAGTGGAAAACCATTGCCGGGCTTAAACATTGCGAGGGTGTGAGTGTCCACGGTTTGCGCCATACCTACGCCATGATGTGGCTGGAATCATCGAGCAATGTACTGGGTTCGGAGCTGAAAGCCTTGCGGCAGTTAAGCAAAAACATGAACCACAGTTCGATTAATTCAACTTTGATCTACCTCGATGCACTGAGCAAAGACCAGGTGGAACTGTGCGAACAGGCGGCGGCATTGTGAGTATCGATATCTACCCCCACACACTCAGCCCGCAGGATAAACGCATCTTTTTTGAAGGGGTAAAGAAATTGCGGCCACAACTGGCTGAAATGATGGCAAAAGATGCCTTTTTGCAGGGATTGAAAGACAAATTCGGCGCGGTGCATGTGTTTGATGAGGCAGAATATAAGCGGCTTTATCAGGCGGGGCTTGACGTGATTGAACAACTTAAACAACAGGAGAAATCAAAAAATGAGCAATGAATTATCAACATTAAACGATGCTTTGTTTGACCAGCTTAAACGGCTGAATGACACTGATTTAGAGGATAAATCACTGGCCAGGGAAATAGAACGCAGCAATGCCATAACCAAAGTCAGTAAAGAAATACTGAACAGCGGCAGGCTGGAAGTTGATGCAAAGAAACTGGCGCTTGAGTATGGGGTAAAAGATGCAAAGAATACTTCAGTCTCCAAGCTGATCACCCCCGCGAATATGCCCACAGCACCACTGGCAAGGATAGGCGGAGCATGAGCAGGGCGCAGAAAATAAGCTATTCAGCAGAAGAACTGGCGTGGGTAAAAAAGCATAAAACACTGGCAAGGCGCGAATTGACCTGGCTATTTAATCAGGAATTTGGCAGGGAGTTATCACATGAGCAACTCAAAAGCCTGTGTACTCGCAAAGGCTGGAGCACAGGACGGTCCGGTAAATTCTACAAGGGCCAGCCAAGGGTTGCAGGCTCTGGCGCAAAAGCGGCGAATAGAACATCGTTTAAAAAAGGCAGCAGGCCACACAACTACCTGCCGGTGGGCAGCGAGCGAATCACCACAGATGGTTATATGGAAGTGAAGGTGGCAGACCCTGCAACCTGGAAGGCTAAAAGCTGGATAGTTTGGGAGGCTGAACACAATAAGCCGATGCCTAAAAACTGGGTGATGCACTATCGTGACGGGAATAATTTAAATACTGAAATCGGCAACCTTGAACCTATCCCCAGGGCGCTGCAGGTCAGGTTAAACCAGCATAAATATAACACCGCACCCGAAGCGCTTAAAGCAAGCATAAAACTACTGGCTGAAGTTCAGAACGCCACTGGAAAATTGAATAAAAACACAAAGGAGGTAAACCCATGAAGCTGGTTAAAACCAATGGCGAAGCTGTTATTGAAGGCAAAAACGTGCAGATTGTCGCGGGTATTGATCCTGGGCAAATGGTCAAGGTTAGCGAGATTATCCAGCCGACTGCTGATAATCCAATGGGAATGGTGATTGTGGACCGTGACAAAAGCGGCTGGCGCCAGTATTACCCTTTTGTGATCGGCGCGCATTTTATTGATGACGATGGAATACCCTATACAGGCTTTGAACCACGCGAAAACAGCACCGCGAGCAAAGATGAAATACTCGAAATCGCGGTGTGCATGGCGCAGGAGTTGCAGGATCTGGTGGATGAAGCCGAACAGCCTGATGGTGAAAACCCTTTATCCGGTGCAAGCCAATTACTGGATGAATGGGATGAGGTGTATAAACGAAGCTGGCAGATGATGCCGGTGGCTGGGGTGGCAGCGTGATCACCTGGCATCCACACACCGATAAACCAGCCCTGCGCCAGTGTTTTTTAATTGCAGTCAATGACCCTGGTGATGCCGAAGAGCCGCATCGACTCGAACACGGTATTTTCTATATCAGTAACGATGGAAAACTGCTGGAAGAGAAATCCAGTGTGCATAAGGCGCATATCACAGAATACTGGTGGGCCTATGAGCGCGATTTGCTGGCGGGAATTATTTTTAAAGAGCCACCCGCAGAAGATCAATTGAGCTTTTTATAATTTAAAACACACCCCCCCACTTTCAGGCACTTTTTAAAGGTGGGGATACTCATAAAAATAGGGGAATCCGTGGCAATCGACAAACACCAGATTATTACCCGCCTGATGGGCGACTATTCAATGCGCAATGCAGGGGCTTTTTTACGTGATGGGCGTTGCCCGGCGTGCAACAAGAAGTCTCTCTTTATCGAGACTGAAAGCCCGTTTAATTTAAAATGCGGGCGCGAGAATAAATGCCAGAATGGGAATCCGTGGCAGATGAAAACCCGCGAGCTTTATCCTGAGTTATTCAAGCCCCTGCACGAACAATACCCGCCGACAAAAGAAAACCGCAACGCCACAGCGGATGCCTACCTGTTATACCAGCGCGGTTTTAACCCTGAAAAACTCAGGACCAATAATGTGCCATGGTTTGAACAGGCGCAGCGTGTCGAGCGCCATGCGGTGGATGAAAAAGGCCATACCATTACCGCTTCGTCTGAAACGGTGCGCTTTTACCTGGATAAAGACAAAACGCGCTGGTGGGAAAAGTTTATCCAGCCGATCCAGATGGAAAGCGGCGAGAAACACACCCACTTTGACGGCAAGCGCAAGGATGACGGAAGCAAAAGCATTTACAAGGGCGACTGGTGGCAAGCGCCTATCAAGTACCATTTTGAACGGGACCAGGAGGTGTATCTGGTGGAAGGTATTTTTGATGCGATCGCGCTGATACTGGCAGGCAAGCAGGCGGTGGCGTTGTTTAGCTGCTATAACTTCCCTGAGCACAGTATTAAACCGCACCTGGGCAAAAATGTACGCTGGGTCGTGGCTCTGGATAATGATATCGCCGGTAAAAAATACGCGCAGCGATGGCGCAAACGGCTATTCGATATGAAAGAGAAGGTGCGCATCTGTGTGGCACCGGATGGCGAGAAGAAAGACTGGAATGATGTTTATAAAGAGCATGCGGGGAAAATTCCGGAGAAGGTATTCAAGGACTGGGATTACCAGGGGGAATTGCTGGCGGCTTTTAGTGCGCTGAATAAAGCGAATATCATCCACCGCCATGAGGGGCACATAAAACCGCAGTTTATCTTCGAGTTTAATAATAATCTATACCATGCAGCGCCGACAAAAGAGAAAGGCGCGGATGATGATGTGGTAATGCAGATTGTAAACATCAGTAATTGCTACCCTGAATTCCTCTATTATCAGAAAGATGTGATCAACCGCGAATCGATCTATTTTGTAAGGGTGACGCGAGCCGATTCTGGCAGGAAGTACCAGGAGGAATTCAAGGCATCCCACATCACCAGTTCCAGTGCGTTCAAACAGCAGTTACTGGATACCGGACCCGGTTTGTTTTTTACCGGATCAGCGACGCAACTGGATAGCTACCTGAAGAATTTCTGGTTTAAAAATGCCTACCCTGCGGAAGTCTCCGCGATCAATTTTATGGGTTATTCCAAAGAGTTCAAAGCGTGGATTTTCCAGAAACATTGCATCTATAACGGCAAGCTTTATGAGCTGAACAACGATGATTACTTTGAACTTGGCGACCAGCATATCAAGACCACTTTTAAGCCGCAGGAGCCGATACGCCTGACGGATAACAATAAGCCGGAGTTATGGCTGGAAGATTTTCGCCTTGCTTATGGTTTGAATGGTTTGACTGCGCTGGCTTTCTGGTTTGGTACTTTGTTTGCGGAGCAGATCCGCAGCGCCATGGGAAGCTGGCCATTTCTTGAAATGAGTGGGGTGCCGGGTACCGGTAAAACAAAATTACTGGAATTTTTGTGGATGCTGGTGGGGCGCTATGATTACGAGGGCATTGACCTGGCTAAAGCCACCCATGCTGGGCGATGGAATACTTTCTCACAACTGGGCAACCTGCCCACGGTATTGATCGAGGGAGACCGCAAGAATGAGCGCGGGCACCAGTCATCACAGTTTGATTTGAACGAAGCCAAGCCACTTTTTAATGGCCGTGGGATGCGCGCAAAAGCAACCATTCGCGGTAATGAAACGATTGAGCCGCCGTTTCGGTCGGCGCTGGTGATTGCGCAGAATGAACAGGTGGACACCGATGAAGCGGTGATGGAACGCATTATCCACTGCCACTTTAGCAAGGCGACGCACAGCATCGAGGGTAAGGTAGCAAGTGACCGGCTATCTGCGCTGGATATGGATGAAATCAGCGGCTTTGCGGTGGCGGCCTGCATTAAACAGCATGACGTGATGGAATCCATCAAAAAACATTTTAAAGCGTACCAGCAGAAATTCAGCGAGGTGCTGGTGACACAGGCGCAGAAACCGCTTAAAAACCAGCGCATCCGTGACAATCATGCGCAACTGATGGCGTGTGCTGCGGCCATGAGCGACCTGAATATTGTGCCACTAAGCATGGATGATCTGGAACGCCTTTATAAACACCTGGTGGAACGCGCGTGGAAACGGCATCAATCGATCAAGGCAGACCACCCACTGGTGCAGGAATTCTGGGAGGTTTACGATTACCTTGAAAGCAAGGCTAATGTGCCAAGGCGCGGGGCAGAAGGTGCATTAATAAGTAACGTTGTTAACCATCACAAAAAAGACAACTGGATAGCGATCAACTTTCCTCAATTCATGAGCCTGGCAGCAGACAATAATCTGCGCATCAACAATGCCAGCGAGCTGAAAAAACTGATCAAGAACAGTAAATACTTCCGTTTTGATGGCTACAAGCCGGTTGAATCGGTGATTAATGGCAAAAGCACTAAGTGCTTTGTTTTTGAACGAAAAAAGGAGATTGGCAAGTGATAAAATATAAACCGACTGAAGTTGATCTGGCGCTTTCTGTGATGTGTGCCACCCTGAATACACTGGAAAGGACAGGACTGGTACCGCCTGGTATTAATTTCAATACGCATGAAATCGCTGATGTGTGCGGATGTTCACCTCAGACGATTAGTAAGGTGGTAGTTCGCATCAAGAAAAAACTGCGCGCCAGCCCGCAACTTAGACAGCAATACCTGGAGAGTTGAGCATGTTGACGATTGAAGAAATAGCCATAAAACACACAGCCCGGCTGGCTGATGAAGAATCTGATTATTCAGAATTTGATAAACTGGATGTAAGCAAGAAAGAAAGGCAGCTGCAGGCACGGCGCAGGGTGGAAGACGACCTGGAACGGAAACGCCTGGTGCGTGAAAATTTGGATGTTTGGGATCAGGATTTTTAGAATGTTTTAATATCTAAAGTTGAAAACTTATTAACAGGAGATAAGCAAAAATGAAAGAATGTAATTGTTCGAATAAAAAACTAATGGTTCAAGAGTACACCTATTGTGAACTTCAGCAGATTGAAAAAAGAAGAGCTGCTTTAGTGCAGGATAAATTGAACCGGATAAACAGAGATAGAGCGGCTGGGATTGATAGAGCGGTTGATGGGGCTCGGTTGATATAACCCTTGCATTAGCAGGCAATGAAGCCCTGCGGAATTGCTCTGCTGGAGCGTGTTGTTAGCCACAAAAAAGAGAGATTTATTATGAGTTACGAACGAGATTCAGATAAGGCAATGGGCAAGAAATTAAGTGTATATCCACAGCCAGTTAAATTATATGCAGAGCGCGATGTTATAGCGCAAAAAGAATATTACACAAAGCATGTAGACCACATGACATGTGAAGGGCTGCACAGTAAATCCGATATTGCCGCAGAATTAGCGCACAGAGATATTATAATTGATGAATTGAAAAGCGCGGCAGGCATGGCATTAGGTAGTTTAACAGGTGGTATGGATGGAACATGGGACGCTTTTGATGACCCGATTGAAGCGCTAAGAGAAGCACTAAATAAAACTGATGCGCGTAGCGCTGGCTAACCCTGAGATAATCAGGCGCAATAAAATGCGCGAATAAAAACCCTGACAATGCCGCTCTGATTGAGCGCGTTGTTATACGTGTATTGAGTAATAAATAATGGAAGAACTTCTAATAGGCGGACTGATAATATATTTTATAGTTGCGGTTATTCTCGTAATTGTTATAAATGAAGAGAGAAGAAATTAACATGAGCACAACGGAGTTTAAAAAGTATTTGAATGAAGTAATAAAAACAGTTTTCAAAAATGAAGATAAATTTATAGAGGCTTTTGCTGAAGTTATCGGTGGCGCTGAAAATATAGAAGAATTCTATATGGCTAGTGAGAGGTGCAGGATTGTCACAACGACACATGATGGAATTAGAACAACAACTACAATTAATACAACGGCTGTTTTAGATTGGATCGAAGCAGTATAACCTGAAAGCTCAGCGGAACGAGCGAAGCGAGATTCCGATGGGGCTAGTTGTTAGGTAATATTTTAAGCACACCCTGCCACTTTTAGGCACTTTTTAAGGATTAAAAAATGAATTTATTAGCAAAAAACAATGAAATGATTCAAGAGGCAAAGGCTAGAAACAAAGAAGACCCTAGCAAAACAACACACGAACATTTAACTGAAATAGAAAAAAGAGAGTTTAATAATAGAAATTATGTAGGCAAAGGAAGGCAGGACCCTCTTTATCAAGAAGCAATAGATACCGTTAAAAAAGAACAAAGAGCAAGTATTTCTATGCTCCAAAGAAAATTAAAAGTTAGCTATACCAGATGCAATGAAATGGTTATAGCAATGCAAGAAGATGGAGTAGTAAGTGACTTTCAGTCAAATATGACTAGAAGCGTATTAGTTAAGTAAGCGATAGAACTGCAAGTTCTACCTAACGTTAAAGCATCTTATCTGTTTGCCGCAGGCATACAGATAAGTGTCTTGTTGGACTTAGCCGCCTGGCACGGTGGTCGATACCCATCTATATAAGGGGATTGTATTTTGAAAGCCCGTTTGGTCAATATCACTTTGTCGTATTTTCGGCAGTAACAGCCCATCCATTGCCTAGTTTGACATCTTTTTTTGATTTATTGACATCGTTTATTGGCCCAACAATAGCACAAATATAGGTTAATTCCAGTCTTTGCCCAGCCACTATCCTGACGCTTTAGCATCACGTTATTATGATTTGTCAGCCTCGGTAACGTTCGTCATCCGCCTTCAAGGCGCTGTGGTTTTATCAGGGTGCTAATGAACATGATGGCTTTTTTACAGCAGGGACAGGGTAACCCTTCAAAACGCTCTGGTTGCGGGTTTGTTTTCTCACCAGTCGTTTCTTTCGGGTCGGCTTTACCCTGTGTGATAGCCGCCCTGACCAGGGGCAGTTTTTTTGCTCTGCTAGCATTGGCAAGCCAGCCAAAGTGGCGTACCCGCATAAAACCTTTCGGTAACACGTGTTGCAAAAAACGCCGCAGAAACTCTGTTCCTGTCAGCGTCATCACCTTTTTCTGATTATCACTATAATCCCGGTAGTAGAAGCTGACCTGCTTCTGATCCATATGACTCAAGCGGCTATCAGACAGTGCAATGCGGTGGGTATATCGCCCCAGGTAGTCAACAACACTACGGGTATGGTGTAAACAAGGCTTGGCAAAGACCACCCACGGAGTTTGCATTAAACTGTCCAGTAGGGTATCCACTTCATGAGGGCGGGTAACTCGCGTCAGTTTGCCCTGATTGGCGGCTTCACGCAGTGCACTGACCATTTTTCCTCGAAAGACCTTCGACAGGGCTCTAACCGGAAACAGGTAAGTACTTTTAGCCTCATTCCATTCACCCGCGCGGCTAAGTGCTCCACCGGGGATCAGGCAATGTAGGTGAACATGCTGGTCCAGTGCCTGTCCCCAGGTATGCAATACAGCGCTCATGCCCAATCCGCCATTCAGATGTTTCGGGTCTTTAGCAAAGGCGGACAGTGTTTGCCATACACAGGCAAAGAACAGACCATAAATCACCCGTGGGTGCAGCCTGATCCAGCCATTGAGTGCGTGTGGCAGTGTAAATACCAGATGATAATAAGTGATCGGTAACAGATAACTCGCCTGTTTGTCACACCACTGTTGGGTAGCCTGTTGCTGGCAGCGGGTGCAATGCCGATTACGGCAGGCATGATACAGTGTGGTTTCATTCCCACAGTGTCCGCAGTGTAACGTAAATCCACCCAGTGCCTCAGTACGGCATTGCTGTAAATGACGACAAACCGTCAGTTGCTGGTGGCTCAGTGCCTGTTGCTGTTGTAATGCGGGTAAAAACTGCGTCAGTACCTGTTGCAGCCGCAGACTAGACATGGTCATCAAGCGACAGTTCACCCAGTAGATCAACCACACGACCACCTTCACCCGTTTGCGGTAACCAGTGCGTATAGCGCAAAGTAGAATGTAGATTTTGATGTCCCAACTGTTGTTGTAACTGATGGATGGGTACGCCCTGTTGCAGGCAATGGGTCGCATAGGCATGGCGCAGACTGTGGATGCCCCCTGATTTACGGATATTTACCGCTTCTTTGGCGTGTCGGAATACTTTCTGTGGTGTTGTAACACCGATATGTGAACCTGGTTTGTTTCCACAGAATAGGAAGCCCTGTGGACGATAGCGAACCCAGTAACGTCGCAAATGTAGCAGCAGGGTTTCACCAATAGGTACCAGCCTGTCTTTACCTCCCTTTCCCTGAGTCACCCTCAATAATTTTTGTTGCCCGTCAATATCCACCACAGCGACACGCACCAACTCATTGACGCGCAGACCACAGCCGTAGCACAGTTTCAACAACATGCGGTCACGTGTGCTGGCGGGTGCAGATACGATGCTTGCAACTTCTGAAAAATTCAAAAGCGCGGGTATTTGCTGACGGTTTTTGGGCAGGATAAAACCGTAGTTGGCGAAATCCTTGCGTTTAAGGACACGGATAAACAGAAAACTGACGCTGTTGAAATACAGCCGAATGCTGGCAGGTGCCAGTTGTCGCTCCTTAACCAGATATAAAAGCCACTGTTCAATCTGTTTTAGAGACAGATGATCAGGAGGCTGTCGGGTGTAACGAGCTAAGTCTTGAACTCCAGACAAATAGGTAGTCTGTGTCCGTTGTGCTAAACCATGCAGTAGCATGGTATCAATCATTTGTTGACGTAGATGCTTCATTTTAAATCTCCTTTGAGTAATAGAAACTCCCTATGGAGTCACTCAAAGTGTGGTTCAAAATGTAGAAGTTGGAGCTGGGAAAGGAGCGTGAAAGTAGCAAAGCTCCGCGAAGCGGCTTAGTTCAACACTTTATTAGACAGCGTAGGATATAACAGAAATAGACAGCGTAGGATATAACAGAAATATACAGCGGCATTTATCTGCAGTTGTGAATCTTCAATTCATTTACTCGTAGCGCACTGCATAGTCTTGCTTTAAAGTCCGCGCAATGGGAAGAAATTCAAAAGACGGGATCTATTTACCCGCTGGCCGTGTTGTTTGGTATTGCCGATTCACTGATTCTAAAGGTAAAAAAGCACGTTTATCAACCGGTGAAAAGAACGAGAAAAAAGCACAGTTAGTCTGTTTGCAGATGATGCAAAAAGCCGATGCCGGCGAGCTTTCCCTGGAAGCTGAAAATATTACACTTCCACAGGTTTTGAACCTTTATTTTTCTGGCTATGGTGACAACCTTAAAAGCAGGGGATATCTATACGCCAGGGATAACCTGCTAAAATTCTTCAAAAATAAAAAATGGAGAGATATCTGTAAGCAGAATGGTAAAAACGTACTCAATTATATTAAAACACGCCAGAAGAAGGTGAAACCGGACACTATTAATAAAGAGTTGGGCTTATTGTCTGCAGCTGCTAATTATGTGCGCCAGCAGCAGGGAATCATGGTTGTTAATCCGGTACCAGGGAAAAAGCTGAAGGTTAAACGCTTTCAATATTCTTGGATCACCGTTGAACAAGCTGAAAACCTGATTGATAAAGCAAAGACTTTGGATAAAGCACCTTACCTCGCTGATTACATCATTATTTCACTCAGTACCGGAATGCGCTTGAGTGAGGTACTGACCATTAAAAAATCATTTATCGATTTGAATAAAGGTTTTATCTATCTACCTACCACAAAATCAGATCAACCGCATGAAGTGCCAATGAGTGATCAAGTAAAAGACTCGGTTAAAAACCTGCTGAAAATGAGCCATAAAAAATCTGTGTGGCTTTTTACCCATGAAAATGGGGAACGCATTAAAAGCATACGCCGTGGATTTAAAACAGCCTGTGAAAAAGCGGGGATTGCAACCACAGACAGGAAAAAAGGAATACAGGGATTCAGGATACATGACCAGCGCCACACTGTAGCCAGTTGGTTAGTATCAAGCGGAACACCACTGGCAGACGTTCAGGATCTGTTAAATCATGAAAATATTCGCACAACAGAACGCTATGCGCACCTGGCTCCTGAAAACCGTATCAAAACAGTAAAATCACTCCCAAAACTGACAAAGTAACTATTTACGCTTATAAAATCATGAAGTGTGCTTTTATTGTGCTTATATCCGCACACATTACCTTATTTAAGCACATTACCATCCACCTAAATAATTGATTAACTTCAAAATTTAACACAAGCCGCTCCCCTGCTAAGGGAGTATACGGTTTATCCCGTATCGAGGGTTCGAATCCCTCCTTCTCCGCCATCTATAAGGCTTTCAGCCTTTCCATTAAATCCTTATCTATTCCATAAATACAGAGTGTGCCTTTATCTGTGCTTTTACTGTGCTTTTATAATTACAAGACTTTAACGGTTTTGCATGTAAGTTGTTGATATTTGCTTTTCATCTCAAAGTAGGGGGGGGGGCTGGGAGAATGGTCTAAAAGGTAAGTTTTTTTATTTTATGTTATAAGTATATGATTATACTAAATATATTTAAATCTAAAAAGGTAAGGAAAACGGTTATCAAATGGTAAGTTTCTTACCTTTTAAAAGGTAATTTATCAAAAAACTAAGTTACTGATTTATATACAATTAACTTTTTACTTACCTTTTACTTACCATTCAATGGTAAGTTTTTATTTGTTATTTATCATATAGTTACAATGCAAAAAACCATAACTTACCTTTTAGACTATTCTCCCACACCATAGGGGTTTCTCAGCGTGATAATTTGTATGTCATAATGTTATTTTTTACTGTTTGGTGGTTTTTATGAGTGGTGATCATGATATTTTGGCGAGCTATTTATACTATTTGGAGCATGACCTGGACCGTGCTCAAAATACCAGTTCCACTTATCGTTTGTTTTTGGTTCGGTTTATTGATTTTTTGGAGAGTAAGAACAGCCATATTTTAGAATGTGGGTCGAATCTTGTTTTTGAGTATGCTGAGATAGAATCGCATCGAAAGGAATTAAGCAGAGCCAGCCGCCATCCTTTGGTTGCTGCATTGAAAAGTTTTTTTAAGTGGCTTCATTTTAAAAATTACCGTGATGATAATCCAGCGAAATCATTGAAGTATCCGAAGAAGGGCCGGAAGCTTCCTATACCTATGACCAACGAAAATGCAGAACGGTTGATGTTGAAGATACCGCTTGATACGTTAAAAGGTGTTCGTGATGCGGCCATTATCGCTATGTTTTTAGGTACGGGTATGCGCCTGGGTGGGTTGGTTGGGTTGAATGAATCCAGTCTGAGCGTGATCGAGGTGGATGGGGACAAGCGATTTATTGTCAAATCATTAGAGAAAGGCAACAAAGAGCACCTGAAACCTTTACCGAATAGTGTGGTGCTGTATCTGAAAGCTTATCTATCTCACCCGGATCTTGATGCTATCGACCGCAAGTTACCCAATGGGGATAAAGTTTTATTCATTTCTACAACTAATACGACGGTATCACCTGAAGATTATTATGGCGAGACCAGGCGATTATGCGAACGATCTGTACAAAGAATGATGGAGGTGTACGGTAATAAGGCTGGAATTCCACGCAATCAATGTCATCCACACGCCTTGCGCCATTCATTCGCTACTGAATTAGTCGAGGATAACGTGGATTTAAAGCACGTCCAGTCTTTACTAGGCCATGCCAATCTTAATACAACCGCTATTTATATTACTGTTGCCATCAGAAAGACGCTGGCCATTGTTGATAAGTCTTCACCGATTGCAAAGATCAACACACCCGTAACAGACCTGGCTGGAATCATGGCCGCAAGCGGGCTTTGATTTATGCCCTTTTCATCGCATAAGGTTCATACTACGATACTCCACATTCTTTATGCCTTATCAAACTCAATGGCTGTAGCAGGTGCCATAACAGGCAAAATAAACGAGAACAAATATTTATAGGGTGTTGCGCTTAATATACTAATGCGCAGTTGAGTAGATGCACTGGCTATGTTTATCAATGGTTTAGGGTGTGGGTATTTACGGTAATGCGCAGTTGATTATGGATAGTTGGGTGTTTGGGTAGGGGGTGGGGGTTCGGCATATAGATTGGTTCTATCTGGTTGGTAGTGTGGGTACCAGTACATCTGCATGAGTTTAAAGTTTTAATGTGTTAAAATTTTCGAAAAATTAACAAATAAGCTATAAGCATCAATTAAATGCAAAAGCTCCTATTTTTCAGCGATGGAAACAGGGGCTTTTTTTTGGACGGTAAAAATTGGCAGAGAATAAAACATTAGCGTTTAAATGCGATCAGTGCTCGGAAAAATTCCGCACGGACGATTATGTGCGCATTGACCTGCCTTCACGTGACTTCCATCCTTATGATTACCTGGCTACTTGCCCGAACTGCAAGCACGAGGGGGTTGAGGTTGAACAATGGCAGATCAACCTGTTTAAAGCCTGGTCTAATGCCACAGGCCCAAAAAATACGGATCTATCCCGCTTTAATGCGATCACCCACGGCCTGACGGCGGAAGTCGCGCAGGCCCATCCTGCCCGGCCAGGCGGATATGATG